TGTTTCAACCGCAAGAAAATTACAAGAGATGAATTATAAGAACTTGTATATTGATGGGGTTGAAATGGGTAATAAATGGAAATATGACCCTAAGGCGTTAGATAAGATTCCAGGGTTAAACTTTAATAATAAAAGGGTTCAGATAATTTCTTCTTTTGAAGAATCTATGAGACACGGATTTAAAATCTACAGTAATAGACTCTTTAATGAGATGAATACCTTTGTGTATATAAACGGAAGACCTGACCACCAAAAAGGTCATCACGATGACTTGATTATGGCGATTGCTATGGCAACGTATGTTGGTGAGAATTCATTTAATCAGTTGACTAAAGTTACCGAACAAACTAAGGCGATGTTAAGTTCTTGGACGGTAAATAATAATGAAGAGATTGGTAAACAGGTTTCATTTAATCCTGTAATTCCCGCGGGAATCCCAAATCATCAGAATTATTCTAACGAGGCCACTAAAAATGATTATCAAAAATATTTATGGTTGTTCGGTAGGTCGAGATAATGTTTATATATTTTTAAATTATACTAAATTTTAATTATGAGTAATGAAAATAAAGATTTAACGGTTTGGCAGAGGTTATCACAGACCTTTGGTCCTAATTCTTTGATGAATCAGGATTACCCCGTTTTTAAGTACGATAAGAAAGAGTTATTAAAAACAACAAATGCACAAGAATATGAAAAGGCTAAATTACAAGCCCAACAAACATTCTACCTTGCAAATCAGTGGACTAAAATAGAAAACAACCTATACAGTCAAGGGGTTTATTTTGAACCAACAAGATTGGCGTCGTATTACGACTACGAATCTATGGAGTATACTCCTGAAATTTCGGCAGCGTTAGACATTTATGCTGAAGAATCTACAACTGCAGACCAAAACGGTTTTATCTTACAAATATACTCAGAATCAAAACGTATTAAATCAGTATTAGCCGATTTATTTAACAATGTGTTAGATATTAACACTAACCTTGCGATGTGGACTAGAAACACTTGTAAGTACGGTGATAACTTTGTTTATCTTAAATTAGACCCTGAGAAAGGAATTGTTGGATGTATGCAATTACCTAACATTGAGATTGAAAGGGTTGAGAGAGGTATGAAAGGTAAATCTAACTTAGATAGTGGAGAAAGTGAACAAAAAGCTCTTGCGTTCAATTGGAAGAATAAAGATATGTCGTTTAACACGTGGGAAATTGCTCACTTTAGATTGTTAGGTGATGATAGAAAACTACCTTACGGTACTTCTATGTTGGAAAAGGCAAGACGTATTTGGAAACAATTATTGTTATCTGAAGACGCAATGTTAATTTATCGTACATCAAGAGCACCTGAAAGAAGAATCTTCAAAGTGTTTGTTGGTAATATGGATGATAAAGATGTTGAAGCTTATGTACAACGTGTCGCTAACAAATTTAAAAGAGACCAAGTCGTTGACCACAAAACTGGTAACGTTGATATGAGGTTTAACCAAATGGCGGTTGACCAAGATTACTTCGTACCTGTTCGTGACCCTGCAGCTCCAAATCCTATTGACACATTACCTGGTGCTCAGAACCTTTCTGAGATTGCAGATATTGAATATATCCAAAAGAAATTATTAACGGCTCTTCGTGTTCCTAAAGCATTTTTAGGGTTTGAAGAAGTTGTTGGTGATGGTAAAAACTTATCATTACAAGACATCCGTTTTGCAAGAACTATTAATAGAATTCAAAAAAGTATGTTAGCGGAACTTAATAAAGTTGCTATTATACATTTATTTTTATTAGGGTTTGAAGACGAATTATCTAACTTTACGTTAACATTATCGAATCCATCGACACAAGCGGATTTATTAAAAATTGATGTTTGGAAGGAAAAGATTTTACTATATAAAGACGCGGTTACCGCTATTGAGGGTATTGCACCTGTATCCGTATCGTGGGCTAAGAAACACGTTTTAGGTTTCTCAGATGAGGATATTAGATTAGATTTACAACAACAAAGACTTGAAAAAGCGGTATCTAAAGAACTTGAAAATACCCCAACAGTAATTGTTAAAACAGGTATTTTTGACAACATAGATAAACTATATGGTAGTACTTCAGGTTCTACCGCACCTGCGGGTGGTGAAGGGGCTGGCACCGAAGAAGGTGGGTTGACACCTCCATCTGATTTAGGTGGTGGAGCACCTCCATCGGATTTAGGCGGTGGAACACCTCCAGCTGGTGGTGAAGGGGAAGTTACTCCTGAGTCGGTTAAACGAGATAACCTTAATATTTTATTAGAATCTCAAGATATGTTAACTGAGGATAGTTATATTGATTTATCTAAAGGACAAGATTATTTAGGAGATATTTCAGATGAATTGGACAAACTATTAAATAAGAGATATTTATAAGATAAAAAAGATATGGAATTCGGATTAATCAAATCAAAAATAGAAACAAAACTTGTTGAGTCTTACAAAAAAGATTCATTTAATACTGAGATTAAAATGTTTAAAAAATTAGTATTAGAAAATAAAGAAGTTAGTAAGATGTTTTATCTTTACGATGAATTAAGTAAAGAAAAAGGTTACGAGAAAAGTTTTGCCGACGATTATTTAAACGAATGTATTGATTTGATTGAAAGAGTTAGAATCAATAAAAAATCAATATCATTATTAGAGTCTTGGTTAAAAGATGTTAAGTCTGAAAATCATTATAAAGATATCGATACTGTAGTTATTAAAAATACAGTTGTTGTTGAAAATATTATTAATAGTAAAAATACTATTATTAATAATTTAGTTAAAAAGAAAGACTTAAATAAAATTATCAACGTATCTTATGATACTATGGTTGAGGTTGCAAATAACACTTTAAAAAATTATTTAGAAACAATTAGTGAATCTGAATTAAAAGAAATTAAAAAATATTCAACCCTATCTCAAACAGAGTTGGATAAAAGATACGAAGTGGTTAGCGAAATGGTTATTGAAAAATTAGAGAATTTGTCAATGAATTCTGATTCAACAACCAAAACTAAAATAACGGAAACTATTGAGAAAATTAAAACTGAAAAGATTGATTCAGTTTCATTATTTAAATTGAAATCTCTTAACGAGACACTTTAAATTTTTCTTTATAAATCGCACTTATTTTTTGGTCCCTGAGTTTTACTGATTTTTTAGTGAACTCTTTCCTATTTCTTAGGATTTCGTTTTGTTTAGTACGGATTACTTTACCCTTAAGAACTTTAAGAGCCTTCTCTAATGGTTGTCGGTTATTTATCTCTACAATTAACATATAATACAAATATTTCAAAGTTACATAAAGTTTTTGACAAGACAAGAATTATTACTTATTTTTATAAAAAATAAACTTGAACAATATGAAACAGAATGAAAAAAGGGAAAAGTGCGAAACTATCGGGTTATCGTTCCTACAAAGTTAATTATGGTACTGTCGATTCGAAAAACCTAAAATCAATTTATCTAAACATCCAAACTTGGGCAGAACCAAAAGAAGAAATCGAATCCCCAAATAGAGAAGTAAATAATCTATCAAGGTCAATTAAACACACCGTATTAGAGTATATTGACAAAGAAATTTATGACGATAAATTTATTGTTGATTTAGACTTAAGGTGTAGTGGGATTCAAAAAAACAAAAAATCATTTTTAAATTTAGAATGTTACTTTTACCTAAATGAGGTGGGAATAGACTTTAAAAGTAAGGAAATTAAAAATTCAATTAAAAAAGTGACAGATTCAATTATCAAAAATAACTTCAGAGACAATGACATATTCAAGTTCTCATTAACAAAAAAACAAACGGTTTTATAAAATACGGACCAATACTATATTATCGGTATATTTATTTGTAAACAAAAAAGATGAAAGTATTAGCACCAAATGAATCAGGTAAGGGAATTCTGATTGAGTACGACGCGGGTTATGTGTCACCATCAGATACTCATAACGCTGAGATTATTAAGGAATCTAAAAATACATTAGACCACTCAAAACCATTTGAGTTCTATGCAGTATTACAAAAATATAATACCCCTAATAGAAATGGGAGAGTATATCCTGAACGAATATTAAAAAGAGAGGCGGAGAACTATAAAAAAGCAATTGCAAAAGGAACTTCGTTATCTGAATTAAATCACCCTGAATCATCATTAATTGATTTAGATAGAGTTTCTCATATTATCACTGAAGTGTGGTGGGAAGGTAATGTATTGATGGGTAAATTAAAACTATTAACTTCGCCAGGTTTTCACGAAAGAGGAATTGTATCCACTAA